GGGCGCTCGGGCTGTGTACGAGTTCCGATGACTTTGCGTGACCGCGCGACGCGGTGACGGCTACGCAGCGCGACGCTGCTCCCTGGGAGGCCCCCAATGCCTGGTCCTGCTCCGAAGCCCGACGGTCAGCGCCGTCGCCGCAACGCCCCGATGGCGAACACGCTCAAGCTGCCCGCTGAGGGTCGCGCGGGCGTGGCGCCCGAGTGGCCGGTTGGGCTCGAGCCGTCGGCGCGTGCCCGGGTCGTGTGGGACGGCTTGTGGTCTACGCCGCAGGCTGTCGCGTGGGAGCGCCTGGGCTGGACCCGGGTGGTGGCCCGCTACGCACAGATGGTCGCCGACTCCGAGCGTGACCTGAGCGAGGTCGAGGACCCGAAGGTCTACCTCGCGCTGTCCAGGGCGCAGGCCGCGCTCATGCCGGAGCTGCGTCAGCTCGAGGACCGCCTGGGCCTGACGCCGATGTCGATGCTGCGGCTGCGGTGGGAGGTCACCACCGACGAGGTGGGGCAGCAGCGGGAGGCGCGCAAGGCTCCGGTCAAGCGTCGCCGCCTGGCTGCCGTGGACCCGAATGCCTCGGCGGCGCGCTGACGGCTGGCGCGGCCCGTCCCGACCGGGGGAGTTTCCGACCCTTGGCTACGAGGTGGCCGACTGGATCGAGGCGCACTGCGTCATCCCGGACGGCCCGAACATGGGTCAGCCGTTCGTCCTGACCGACGAGCAGTTGCGGTTCTTCCTGTGGCACTACCGCCTCAAGCCGGACGCGCGGCCAGACCCGAGCAAGCCGTCGGCAGCCTTCACGTACCGCCGCTCGATGCTGGTCCGCCCGCAGAAGTGGGGCAAGGGGCCGCTCTCGGCCGGGTGGATCTGCGCGGAGGCTGAGGGGCCGGTCTTGTTCGACGGCTGGGACGCTCACGGTGAACCCGTCGGCAAGCCGTGGTCGACGCCGTGGATCCAGGTGGCGGCGGCCAGCGAGGACCAGACGGCGAACGTGTGGCGGGCGCTGCTGCCGATGATCGTCGAGGGGCCGCTTATCGACGTGATGCCGGACGTCGGCGAGACCCGCATCAACCTGCGCGGCGGTGGGTTCATCGAGCCGGTGACCGCGTCGGGGCGCTCTCGTCTCGGGCAGCGCCTCACTGCCGCTCTGCACGACGAGCCGCACTCGTGGCTCGAAGCGAACGGCGGGTGGCGTCTGGCCGACACCCAGCGCCGCAACCTGGCGGGCATGGGCGGCCGGTCGATCGCCACGACGAACGGCTGGGACCCGGCGGAGAACTCCGACGCCCAGCGCACCTTCGAGGCGCGCTTGGCGGACATCTTCATCGACTACCCGACCCCGCCGCCGGGGTCGGTGCGGAACAAGCGCGAGCGACGCAAGGTGCTGCGCGCGGTCTACGGCGACTCGCACTGGGTCGACATCGACCGCATCGACGCCGACATCGAGGAGCTGCTGGCCAAGGGCGACGCCCAGCAGGCCGAGCGGTTCTTCCTGAACCGGATCGTGGCCACCTCTGACTCGTTTCTTGAGGACGCAGCCACGTTCGATGCGCTGGCCCACCCGCGTGACCTGCCGGCCGGGACCCGCGTGGTCCTCGGTTTCGACGGGTCGCAGTACGACGACTGGACCGCGATCCGCGCCCGGGCGTTCATCGACGGCCAGGTCTACGGCTTCACCCCGACGTTCGCCGATGGTGCGCCGACGATCTGGAACCCGGCCGACTTCGGCGGCGAGGTCCCACGCGGCGAGGTCCAGGCGGCCGTCGAGGAGCTGTTCGGCCGGTACGACGTGGCGCGGCTCTACTGCGACCCGGAGCTGTGGCAATCCGAGATCGACGCCTGGTCGGCGCGGTGGCCCAAGCGAGTCGTGTCGTGGGCGACGTACCGCACTCGGCAGATGGCTGACGCGCTCGAGCGGTGGAAGACCGACGTGACCACGGGCGCCTTCACGCACGACGGCTGCGCGATCACCGCGACGCACGTCCGCAACGCCCGGCGGGTGCGGCGGGCCTCATCGGTGGTCGTCGGCAAGCCGACCCCGCACCAGAAGATCGACGCGATGGTGGCCGACGTCATCGCCCACGAGGCCGCGAACGACGTGATCGCGGCCGGCCAGGACCGTCAACGACCTCGCGGAATGGTGGTGATGTAGTGCCCGGCTACACGCCCCCGGAGTGGGTCGCCGCGCTCGAGGACCGCCTCAAGGTGCAGGCCCGCGAGGCACAGAAGTGGTCCCGCTACTACGAGGGCCGCCAGCCCATGTCGTACATGGCACCGGAGCTGGTCAAGGAGATCGGCGACCGTATCCGCCCGGTGGTCCTGAACTGGCCGCGGCTGGTGGTGGACTCGCTCGAGGAGCGCCTGGACGTCGAGGGCTTCCGCTACGGCGCTGACGCCGCCGCCGACTCCCGGCTGTGGGAGTGGTGGCAGGCGAACGACATGGACGAGCAGTCGCCGATGGGTCACGTCGACTCACTCGCGACCAAGTGCTCGTTCGTCATCGTCGGCTCCGGTGACGACAGGGACACGCCGGTCATCACGGTGGAGTCGCCCGAACAGGTCACGGTGGACTTCGACCCGCGCACCCGCCGCGTGCGGGCGGCGTGGAAGTCGTGGACCGACAAGCCCGCCGGGATGGACTTCGCCACCCTGTACCTGCCCGACGTGACGATCGCGTACTCCCGCGAGACGGGCGCGGCCTCGACTCCGGGCGGCTGGCAGGAGCAGTCCCGCGACGAGCACAACATGGGCCGCGTGCCGGTGGTGCCGCTGGTCAACCGCCCGCGCGCCCTGTCCCCGCTCGGCGTCTCCGAGCTCGTCGACGTGGTGCCGCTGTCGGACGCGGCGTGCAAGGTCGCCACGGACATGATGGTGTCGGCGGAGTTCCACGCCATGCCCCGCCGCTGGGTGGTGGGCATGACCGAAGAGGACTTCAAGGACGCGCAGGGCAACAAGATCAGCGAGTGGTCGAAGGTGGCCGGGCGCATCTGGGCGACCGGCAATCTGCCGTCCGAGGTGCAGGTCGGGCAGTTCCCCGAGGCGAACCTGTCGAACTTCCACGAGACGATCAACGCGCTGGCGAAGCTGACGGCGTCGATGGCCGGTCTGCCCCCGCACGCGCTCGGCATGGCGACGGACAACCCGGCGTCGGCTGACGCGATCCGTTCGAGCGAGGCCCGCCTCGTCAAGCGCGCGGAGCGTCGTCAGCGGTCGTTCGGCGGCGCGTGGGAGCAGGTCATGCGCCTGTGCCTGCTCGTCGTGGACGGCGACGTGCCGGCCGAGGCGCGCTCGCTGGCGACGGTGTGGCGCGACGCCTCGACGCCGACGGTGGCGCAGAAGGCCGACGCGGCGGTGAAGCTCCACGCTGAGGGCATCACGACCAAGCGCCAGGCGCGCGAGGATGTGGGCTACAGCGCGTCGCAGATCGCGCGCATGGAGACCGAGGATGACGCCGCCGTGTCCCGAATCCTTGCGGGCGACCTGGCATCGCTGACCGGCCCGAAGCCGACCCCGGCGGCGCCTGATGCCGTCGCCGTCTGAGGTCGCACGCGACCACTACCGCCGTCAGGCACTCATCGCGCGGGCCGCTAGCGGCGCCGTGGAGGCGCTGTGGCGCCAGGTCGACCAGGCGGACCTCGACGGCTCGTTCGCCGCCCTGGGGCCGCGCATGGTCGAGCGGGTGGCGCTCGGGCAGTTCGCTGCCGCTGCCGCCGCTCCGCTGTACGTCGCTCGGTCGCTTGAGGCCGACGGCGTCACGTCACGACCCCTGGCCGCGCTGGACCCGCGCGGTTTCGCCGGCACGGCCGCCGATGGCGGCGACCTCCTGTCGCTGCTGTACGGCGCGGTGATCCGCGCCAAGGCGCTCATCGCGTCCGGGGCGCCCCCGGCCGACGCGCTGCGCCACGGCGCCGCGCGGGTCGTCCTGTACGGCGGCAACGAGGTGCGTCAGGCGGGAGTTTCCGCCACCGGCGCCGCGACAGCCGTCGACGAGTCGGCGGGCGGGTACGTGCGTATGCTGCGCACCCCGTCGTGCTCGCGCTGCGTGGTCCTGGCCGGGAAGTGGTTCCGCTGGAACGACGGGTTTCTGCGGCATCCCGGGTGCGACTGCCAGCACCGGCCCGCCGGACAGGCGGGCACCGGGTCGGCATTCAGCCCTGGCCGCTACTTCGACTCGCTGACCACCGCCGAGCAGGACAGCACATTCGGCAAGGCCGACGCGGAAGCGATCCGCAGCGGCGCCGACATCAGCCGCGTCGTCAACGCGCGGCAGTCCACGACCGTCCCAACCGGCCGCAGGACGGCTCGCGGCACGCCCACGACGGCGACCGTCGAGGACTGCCTGCGCAGGGGCAACGGCGACCGCGACGCCACCGTGCGCGCCCTGCGCGCCGCTGGCTACCTGCGCACCTAGACCACCGACCCGCGCGAGGCGGGCTCGGCCACTCCGCGACGGAGGAACCCATGTCCGACACCCCCACGCCCACGCCTCCGGCACCCGAGCCGCCGACCGAGCCCGACCCCACCACCCCGCCCGAGACGCCCCCGGCGCCAGAGGCGGACGACCTGGGGGACGCGGGCAAGAAGGCCCTCGCCGCCGAGCGCACCGCGAAGCGGGCCGCCGAGAAGCGGGCCGCCGAGCTCGAGGCGAAGGTCAAGGAGTTCGAGGACGCCAGCAAGACCGAGGCCGAGAAGGCAGCCGCCCGCGCGGAGGCTGCCGAGAAGGCGCTCGCCGAGGTGACCGCGAGGGCCGCGCGCCTTCAGGTCGCCGCTGAGGTCGGCGTCCCCGCCGACCTCGTGGAGTTCCTGACCGGCGGCGACGAGGAGTCGCTGCGGGCGCAGGCCGAGAAGCTCATGGCCGCGACGGCCGCGAACAAGGCGCCCCGCGCGCCGCAGCCCGACCCCTCGCAGGGCGCGAAGCCCGGCGGTAGCACCGGCCCGACTCAGCTCGCCCGCGCCGACCTGGCGCGCATGAGCCCCGAGGCGATCGTCGCGGCCAAGGCCGAAGGACGCCTGAACGACGTCCTCGGCATCAAGTCCCCCTAGCGCCCCGGCGCTTCTTCCCGTCCTAGAAAGGACCCGCCATCATGGCGATCACCAACTTCATCCCCGAGGTGTGGGCGGCCGAGCTGCTCTCCAGCCTCAAGAAGGCTCAGGTCTTCGGCTCCCCGGCGGTCGTGAACCGCAACTACGAGGGCGAGATCAGCCAGAGCGGCGACACCGTCCGCATCACGTCGATCAGCCGCCCCACGATCGCGACCTACACGAAGAACTCCACGACCATCACGCCGGAGACCCTCACCGACGCGCAGTCGACCCTGGTCATCGACCAGAGCAAGTACTTCGCGTTCGAGATCGACGACATCGACATGCGCCAGGCCCGCGACGGCGGCGCGCTCATGTCCGAGGCCGCGCAGGAGGCCGCCTACGGGCTGTCCGACCTGGCCGACCAGCTCATCGCCGGCCTCTACACCGGGGTCGACTCGAGCAACGCCATCTCCACGACCTCGATCACCACGGCGGCCCTGGCGGTCACCGGCCTGGTGAACCTCAAGGTCAAGCTCGACAACGCCAACGTGCCCACGCAGGGCCGCTACGTCGTGGTGCCCCCGTGGTACCACGGCCTGCTCCTGCAGTCGGACACGTTCGTGCGCGTCGACGCGTCCGGCGGCTCCGAGGCGCTGCGCAACGGTGGCGTGGGCCGCGCGTTCGGCTTCGACGTCTACGTGTCGAACAACTGCGTCAACGTGACCGGCGACGACTGGATCGTGCAGGCCGGCTACCCGGGCGCGCTGTCCTTCGCCGAGCAGATCGTCAAGGTCGAGGCGTACCGCCCCGAGTCGGCGTTCAGCGACGCGCTCAAGGGCCTGCACGTCTACGGCGCCAAGCTCGTGCGCCCGTCGGGACTGGCCACCCTCACGGCGTCGATCACCTGATCGGCTCTCCCCGCATGACGGGCCGCCCGCACGGGCGGCCCGTCATGCGCCCCCCATCCAGCCCGACCCCCGAGGAGTAGCCGACATGGCTGACACCGCTGTTCACTCCACCGTCGTCACCGCGAACTCGACGACTGCGGACCCGACCGGAACCACGATCGTGGCCGCCAACAACCACGTCATCGACTGCACGGTCTACCCGCCCGAGGAGACCCTGATCCGCATCAAGCAGACCGACGCGAGTGCCCGCGTGGCGACCGTGACGGCCGGCGACAACCCCCCGGCGTTCGCCGCCGGGCAGGGCTCGCTCACCAAGTCGATGGCCCAGAACGAGGTCTGGTGGGTCGGCCCGCTGTCCTCGTCCCGGTTCCTGCAGAACGACGGCACCGTCATCGTGACGGTGGCCGCGTCGTTCGCGGGCACCATCGAGGCGTTCCGCATCCCCCGGAACGCCTGACCGATGGCGACCGACGGTCAGGAGACGGTCACCGTGCGCGGCACGGGCGGCCTCGAGTTCGTCATGGACGTGCCCGCCGAGGGCACTGCGGCGGACGAGCGATACCAGGCGGCGCTCAAGCGCGGCGACCTGGTGATCGTGGACGAGGCCAAGCCGGCCCGCAAGGCGAGTCCGCCGCAGAAGTGAGCGTCGGGGGCCGGGATCGACTCCCGGCCCCCTCGCCCACCCCGACGTCGAAGGGTTGACCGATGGCCACGGTGTTCGACTTCGGTGCGCCCGCGCGGCTGTCGATCGAGCTGCGCGACGCCTCAGAGGCGCTGCTCGACGCCACCGAGGTGACCTGCGAGGTCACGAACCCGGACGCCACCACTACGACGCTGGACGTCAACCGCGTGAGCGAGGGCGTCTACAGCACCGTCTACCAGCTGCCGCCGACCATCGGCGACTACCTGGCGGCGTGGACCGCGACGACCGGCTCGGTCATCGACACGATGTTCCGTGGCTTCACCGTCTCCGGTCCGCCGCTGTTCGAGCTCGACGAGCTCGACTCGTACCTGAAGGTCACCGCCGACGCGACCGCCGCCGAGTTGGTCCGGCAGATCGCGCAGGGCCTGGTGCGCACGTACCTGCGTCAGAACGTCACCCGGGCCACTCACGCGGCGTCGCTGCCGATCGTGGCCGGGCCTGACGGCTACTGGCGGGTACCGCTGCCCGAGCGGCCCGTGACGGCGGTGTCCTCGGTCGTCGTCTCCGGCGACACCTACGTGCTGGGCACCAACTACACGTGGGACGGCGTCAGCCCGTGGCTGCGCCTGGCCGACCGGACCTTCAGCACCGACCCGTTCCGCGACGTGCCCCGCGCCACCGTGACCTACACGGCGGGCTACCTGGTGGCCCCGGCCGCGATCCGTGGCGTGGCCCTGTCCGTCGCCGGTCGTGCGTACCTCAACCCGGGCGGGCTGCGGACGGAGTCGATCGACGACTACTCCTACACCCGCGCCGGGTCCGACGATGACCTCGCCGGGGTGTCCCTGACCGCCACGGAGCGGCGCTCGCTCGCGCCGTACCGGGTCAACGCCGGATCGCTGGTCCTCGGGTGAGCGTCGTCGAGGCCGGCCGCCTGGCCGCGCAGCGCCTCATGGTCGACACCTGCACGGTGACCCGCGTCACCGGCAAGTCCACCAGCCGTACCACGATGCAGGTCACCCCGACCACGGTCGAGGTCTACGCCGGCGCGTGCCGAGTGCGCCCGGAGGCGACACAGGCCGCGCAGGTCGACCTCGTCGAGCGGGCGGCGTTCACGCGGCGCCTGGTGGTGTCCCTGCCGCAGGCCACCACTGGTGTCCGGGTCGACGACGTCGTCACCATCACCGCCTCGGTCGACGCCGCACTGGTGGGCGCCCGACTGGTCGTGCGCGCGGTCGACGTCGGCTCCCAGCGGACCGCGCGCCGACTGTCGTGCGAGGAGGTGTCCGGCTGATGTACCTGGGTATCGACGCGAGCGAGGTCAACACCCTGGCACTCGACCTCGACCGCGCTGGCGGCGCAGTCGGCGCGGGCGCGGCCGCCGTGGTGAAGAAGGGCGCGGTGAACATCAAGCGGGAGGCCCGCGAGTTCGCCCCCAAGGGACCGTACCTGCCGGCGTATCACCGCTCGATCACGTTCGACATCGAGGGCGACGGGCGGTTCGGGCGCATCGAGGCGCAGATCGGCCCAGACAAGGGGCTGCCCCAAGGCCCGCTCGGCAACATCCTCGAGTACGGCACGTCGACGCACGCACCGCAGGCGCACCTAGGTCCGGCGCTGGATCGCGAGGCCCCGAACTTCGAGGCCGCGCTCGGTGACCTCGGCGAGAGGCTGCTGAAGTCGTGATCGTCGAGCACGTGGACGCGGTCCTGGCGCGGCTGCGCGCCGTGCCGGGCCTGGCCGTCTACGACGACCAGGTGCCCGCGGACCGGACACTCCCGCACGTGATCCTGCGAGGCCGGCCGCTGCGCTCGAAGCCTGCGCTCGACGGGGTGTCCCGCGAGCTGCAGCTGCGCCTCTGGCTGACGAGCGTAGGCGAGACCCGCGAGCAGGCGCAGCTGGCGCAGGATGCCGCGCTCGACGCCCTCGTGGACGCCAGGCTCACGGTGACCGGCCGCGTGTGCGACCCGGTGACGCACGTCGACTCCCAGCCGGTCCGTCTCGACGAGGCCGTCGACCCGGCCGTCTTCTACAGCGTGGACCTGCTCGACCTGGTGTCCCTGCCCGCCTGACCTCGCTCCACATCGACCCGGCGCCACCTCGGCGTGCGGGTGCACACCCACGCCCAGAGGAGCCCACCCGTGGCCAACTACCCCGTCCAGCCGATGAGTGCCACCGGCACCGCGGCGTCCTACACCGCCGTGTCCGCGTCGGACACCCTCGGCGACATCTCCAACGGCAGGGCCTTCCTGCACGTGAAGAACGCCGGGGGCTCGTCCGACACGGTCACCATCGTCACCCCCGGCACCGTCGGCCCGGGCCTGGCGATCGGCGACCTCGCCGTCACGGTCGCCAACGGGACCGAGAAGTTCATCGGCCCCCTCGACCCGGCCCTGTTCGGTCCCACCGGGGCGACGGTCACGCACTCGTTCACCACCTCGGTGACCGCTGCGCTTGTGACCATCTAGGTGGCCACCTGTGCCGTGCCATCGTGCGACCGCCGCGCGACGGCTCGCGGGTGGTGTCAGTCGCACTACGTCCGCTGGTGGTCGACCGGTGACGTGCAGGCGAGTGCGCCCCTACATCGGTACACCAAGGGCCGCGACCAGCGATTCGCTCGCGACGTTACCCCCGCCGAGGGGGATGCCTGCTGGGAGTGGCAGGGCCTGATCAACCCAGCTGGCTACGGGCTGATTCACGACGCGGGCCGCAACGTCCTGGCCCACAGGGTCGCCGTCGAGCTGGCCACGGGTGCGCCCGTCCCGGCTGGCATGGAGGTCGACCATCTCTGCCGCAACCGTCGCTGCGTGAACCCCGAGCACCTCGAGGTGGTCACCCGCGAGGAGAACGTCGCCCGCAGTGACTGGCCATCGGCTGTGAACGCCCGCAAGACCCACTGCATCCACGGCCACGAGTTCGACTCCCAGAACACGCGGATCACACGTGAGGGCTGGCGCAAGTGCCGGACCTGCGAACGAGCCAGGTGTCGGGCGGCCCACGCCCGCCGCCGTTCACTCAAGGAGACAGCAGCATGACCCATGTCGTGGTCGAGCACGCCGACATCAACACGCGTGCCTGCGTCGACTCCAGTGCCGTGGAGCACTACCGCCTGCGTGGCTGGACCCCTGTCGGCCCGGCGGCCGAGCCTGGGTCGACCGAGACCGTCGTCGAGCGCGACAAGCGCATCGTCGCCGAGGCTGCCGCCGAGCGTGCCCTGCTCGAGCAGGAGACCCCCGCCGAGCCCGAGCCCGAGGGCGAGCCGCAGGTGCCCGCCGAGCAGACCCCGGGCGCGAAGCCCGCCAAGCCCAGCACCCGTCGCGGGCGCTGACCCTCCCCACCCCACCCCTCGAAGGGAACGTCATGCCCGCCTTCAATCACGACGGCAACACCAAGCTGTGGTTCGTCCCCACGATCGCCAACACCGCCGCCCCCACCACATCCGAGCTCAACGCCGGCACCGCCCTGGAGGGCTACACCACGCCCGACGGGTGGGACGCGGGCACCGCCTCGGACACGATCGACACCACGACCCTGGCCGGTGGCGACAACACGGA